AGTTCAAAAGGTGGCCAAACACCATACATATATAGCCAAGCCAGTCTGTGTGCGTAATGACGATATTCTCTGAATTCAATTTGAATATAGCCATCTTTAGTTTTATATCCAACCTTCCTTCGAGAACAGTGAGCTTTAAACTCTCCCGTGTCAGGATTGTATTTCAACAGTTGTTTCAACCGTTCCTGTGTGAGTTCATTCATTATGTTTTCCTTCAGCGGTGTGGGACAACTTTCAATTCTGACCATCTAGTAGCTTCTGCTTTGAGTTTTATCGGAATCAGCATCTGTCGCTTCTTCCCTTTGCAGTCAGTAATTGTATACGGGCGTTCCATGATACGGGCAGCTTCTTGCGCCAAATCTAACCGACCTATCGCGTATTGGAAAGGAATGGAGTCGTGTATCTGGGCAAGAAGCTTAAACTGTCCAGCGGTTTTCTTTTCAAATTCGTAAAGCAGAAGAAAGGATTCGTTGATGATACTGACGTTAAGGTTCTGCGGAGGATGGGCAACAGCGGAGTTAAGTTCCATCTTGTGTCCATCTTTCCACGGCTCCCCGAAGAAGAATCTTGTCCACCCAAGTTGACTGGTGTACTTGTGTGTTGCTTGCAACTTATCCTTGAGGTGGTCATACCAGTCAGTTCGCACCGTTGGATACGCTGCACAGGCCATGTCGATAAGGTAGGCTGCAACTTGCTTCAGACTCCAGCTAGGAGGAAGTCTTAGTAACTTCTGAGCGCGCGCTACGTTCTTGATTCCCATGGTTTGCAGTAACATATTCGCCATCATGTTAAAGCTCCAACCGTGATTCACCCTCTTGCTAAGATCCCGGATGATTTCATCTATGTCATCATACTTCAGTCCGAAGAACTTACTTGCATTCGTCCGGTGGTAATCCAGTGGAGATTCCACCGTGGCAATCATGTTCTCATCCCCACTCAGGTAAGCGACACATCTAGCCTCAGCTTGTTCAGCATCAGGCTCACCAAGATAATACCCGTAATCAGACACATACATAGACTTAATAACGCTGCCGCGAGGAATAACCTGGATACTATTTCCTGTCCAGAATACAGAGCCATGTGACGCCATTCGTAAAGTGTCAGTCCCAGAAGGAGCAAGAGTGAAAAGAAAACGGCTATTAAGTAGTAGAGCATCAATGTAACTCCCTAAAAGTTTCTGCGCTTTCTTGTAATCCAAGATCGCTTGACAGATGAGTTGGTTAAACGGATGTTGTGTTGCCAACTTCTCCAGTATCTTCTTATCCGTCCCGTTGACTGGCCCCTTGGTAGAGATTACGTTCAACACTGGAAGAACCTGTTGCCAAGAGCCGGGATTGAAGTTAGGCCGCTTCAGTATATCCTGTAGTAGTTTCCGGTTCTCCTCAATTTCCGGTATCTGTTCCTCTCGAATCTTATCCCTGGCCTCAGTATCTATCTTCCATCCCCGCATCCCACACATCAGTGCCGGGAAGTTTAGTGGGAACTTAATCAGATAATTCTGCCAAGCCCAAGCAGGGAGTTCAGCGATAAGATATAGCAGACTGCAAGAAGTAGCCCACACGTCCATACAACCGTATGTGAGAAAATCTTCCCTAGATCCAGTGCGACTAAGATCCTTCCAGTAGTATACTTCTCTAACACAGAAAGTAGTAACAAAAGCAAGACGCTTAGGAAGCTCAGCATACCAACAATGGAATAAATCCTGTGTGTCAAGAAGCCAGTTACGAGGGGGGCAACCATAATAAATAAACCAAGAGTTATCGTATATTCCATTTTGCATTACCTTGGGGAGGGGAAGCTGATTGAGAAGTTGCATCCAGCGGTAACGTTCTTCACTGTTAATCCAGAATGTGAAGTTAGTAAGCTGGGGCTGTGTACTGCCGGGAGTGGACCAGCAGATAGAGTAGGAACAGATCTGGATTCTCAGTGGATCAGGTGCAGTTTCCACGTCAATGCTGAGGAAGATACCGTGACGTTTCGTGAGTTCATACAGTTCCACGAACCTGCGACCATCTTCCAGCTCTTCCCACTTGAATGGAATCTCACTCTGCCATATCGCGGGCCGGAGAATCTTACTTACATACCTCTTGAACAAGAACTCTCCTGTGGTAGTGGACATCAACTGCTTCAATGGGTCGATAATAACAAACGGTTTGCCCCAACGGGTGAACAGGCTACCGGCGTAGTTATCAAGACTTACCTTACGACCAACTATCTTAGCCAGGAACTCATCTTGGGCACACAGGACTCCGTCATACTCCAGAGCCAGTTCAGCCGCTGTGTCCGGACAACGATAGAACACAGTAACTGAATGGCCCTGAAGTACCGGCTTCGTGTAACCCAGAAAGTTCTTATCTTCCGGGTCAATCACTAGCGCAAGTTTCATGCAGCTTCGGCTCTCTCGTACGTAGCTACGAAGATGTCATGTTTGCACGGATAGAACTCTCCCTTAACTCCCTTGATAATCCAGTCTCCGGGATTGCAAGTCATCTTCCCTTCGAGTGTGGTGACGGTAAGGGAATCCGAATCTCCCAACTCATCAAATACACTCTGCTCTTTGCAACATTCAGTGATGAACCAGCTTGGAACTGCTACGGTATCATTCGCCATAGCACGATTCCCCGGATACTGGAACGCGTCAATCACTACTGGCTTCTTTCTCCAACGGAAGTTCATGGTGTGTCTCCATTCTCTATGTTAGGAAACTCCGAACGAAAAGCAGAAAGTATGGTTCCAGCTTGCTGCTTCAGCCAGACTTCCACACGGATTTTGTCAACACTAGTAAGCTCCGTGTGGTGCTGGTAGTAGAATTCCAGACTAACTTCCAGTCCGGAGTTCTTCTTGCTGGCATAAACTCTGGTAGGCTTACGTGCCACGGCCAATTCCAGACTGACTCAAACTGTTAAGCACGCCGCCGATCACATCGTTAGCAGCCTGATTCGCAGCCCGGAAGTTTTCCTTGATAATCAACTTCTGGGTTTCATTCTCCACCATCTTATCCAGATAGTGTTGGCATTTCCTGAGATCCTGAATCCCACCCTTATCTTCCCAACGGGTCAGATAGGAAATGATAGTACCTTCCATGAATCCGATTCCGTTGGCGCAGATGAAATCCCAGGGTTGAATCCTGCAACGACGGTAATGATCACCGCCGATCTGTCTGGAATTTGCAGGTTGTCCAACGTAACTGGCAGCTTGTTCCTGATCGGTGAAGATTACCAACTTATCCTCCAGCTCGGCAATCCTGTGATCTTGCTTCATCCGGTACTCGTGAAGCATCTTGTGTTCGACAATCAACCGCTCGTATTCTTCCCGGTAATCTTGCTGATCGACATGAACAGCAGGTTGTTTCGTGACCTTCTTGGCGACCTTGATTTTCTTGACAACACGTTTCTTCAGCGGGATACCTCTTGGCATGGTGGATTCCAATATAAGATGGTGAAAAGGAGAAGGGAAATCGCTCCCTAGTTTTAAGTCTTGGGAGCAGCGGACTTGTTTCAACAAGAACTTGGATCAGGTAAAGTTGTCGATCCGTTCCTCAAGCACTTCCAAGTATCCTTCCATCAGAAGGAGTTGGTAACGCAACAGTGCCTGATCCTTTGGCGAAAGATTCCGATACTGCTCATTGTTCTCAATGAACTGAATCAGGTTCGCCATCTTCGTATCCAGTTCCCAATGTTCTTCGAGAACTCGATTCTGCCAGTCTTGCAAGTCAGGATCAGGTTCAAACTTCTCCCGTCCAGCTTGCAAGTCTGACAGATTTACTCCATCACTCACAGGATCTTCCATCATCAATCCATGAACACGATCTTGGTAACACCAGCGTAGACACGGGTCTTGTCATCCCGATCCCGCCGATGTTTGATCTGTGCTGCTACTGTGGTTCCAGCGTAAGCATCCAGAGTACTACCCAGATCGCTGGTTCCGAACCGAAGAGCTACTGGCAACAACAATTTCTTCAGCAGCCCTTGATTGAACTTCGCACCCTTGAACGTGGACATGAAGTACAACTGAGAGAACTTGTCTCCGGGTTTGGTATCATCTCCGGACTCGGAACCCTTAGCTTGCAGGAGTTCCACAATCTCGTAGGTGATCTGGATACAGGTTGCTTCTCCCACTTCGTGGTTCTTGTTAACTTCCAGAACCTTGACTTGGTACATCCCTTCCTTCGGAGTTACATAATCTGCAATGTCCGGGATGTTATCCAAGCTCTCGTTGAGAAGAGCATCCATATCAACGGGAGTATCGTCCGTGGGTTCCGCATCTGCGGTGTTACCACCCATTGCTGCCAGTGCTGCTTTCTGTGCATCAGTCAATTCAGGCATTTCAATTTCCTTATCAAGTTACGAAAGGTTGGTGATCGAGTTACCAGTTACCAGTGTCAAGTAGTTACAGTTTAACCATGTCTAGTCTCCTTCGCTGAGTGAGTTGGGGATTACTTCTTACCGAGAGCGGCCAATGCAGCAGCCGCACCTGTTGGTTTGTTCCCGCTGAGATCAGCTTCAAAGATCGGAAGTAATCCCTTATCTGTACTTTCAATCTGCACACCCATCCGATCGCCAGTTACCACCTTGTTCTTGTAAGTGGTTCTGGACGCGAATACGTGTTTACCGTTAACTACTTCACAGTAAACCACAGTGTCGAAATACTTTGCTGCATTCCGGGAGAAGTTGCGAGTTCCTGCCATCGGGAAGATCTTCTCATCACCTGCCTGATTCTCGTGAGCAATCTCGTGAGTAATGACAATCCAGTTCTTGGTGGAGTTCTGAATCACACCAAGTCCCATATCAAGAATCGCACCTTGCTTACGCCAATGTTCCCATTCAGGAGTCCAATCTTCCGATTGCTTCAGCGCCATATGTGCCAAGATACTGTTTCCCCACTGAGTCATGGAGTCCAGGACAATGATATCCTTCGGGCCACAGTCTGCTATCTTCAGATAGTTAAACGGTTTGCTGGCTCCGATACAGACCATGCACTTGTTAAGTCCATGTTCAATACACGGTTTGAACTCCCCTCCCTTGAACAAATGCGCTAGTGCCTGCATCATACAAGGATTGGTAACAGTGTCGGGAAGTTGAATCACATCCACTCGCTTCTGTGCTTCCTGCGTCAACTGTTTCCCAACGAGATGTCCGTTCTCACCTCCAATGAACTTAATGTTGTAACCTGCCTCCGCAAGTTTCATCGCTTGCAAAGTCTTACCAGTCTTGCTCATTCCGTAGAGCAGAACCTTCTTAGGTGCATTCGTTGCGTCAATCGTATCCAGAGTTGCCATTACTTTCCACCTCCACGTTGTGCTGCGTCTAACATCAGAAGTTTATCCTGTATCAGGTCCACCAGTTGAATCTCGATATCATACCCTCGCTTGTTATGCTTATCTATCTTCTGGTTTTTAATTTCTTTCTCAATGAGCAAGTCCAGAATCTCTGGTCGATCAATGCCAAGATATGAATCGGCATATCCGCATCCGCCAAAATAGGGACAAGGCTTGAAGAAATCGTAGCAAGCTTCTCCCCGTTTAGGGAAATAGTTTGTCTTAATAAAACCCTTGATCGTTTCGCAATCATGAAGAATATCCCTGATCCATTCCACTTTCACCAAGTTTGACTTGGAGAAGGGAAGCATTGTGAACTCCATCTCAGGACAACTGTAAGCGATATAGAGAACATCGTAAGTTGTCTGATGCTTGACTAAGTAATCCAGTGCGATGGAGTAGCTGAGAGCTTGAGAGGAGTTAGCATACATTGCCTCATGGATCACACTGAAACCACTGGTCTTGATTTCAATGATCCGGTATTTCTTGTAAACTGGATGGTACAGGATCAAGTCAATGTGGGCAATGTACTTGAACCCGTCCGGTAGATGGATCTTAACTGAATACTCGATACCAGGAGTTCCGTTGAAGTCAGCGATTACCCAACCTTCGGACTGTATCTCAGCTACCAGATGTACCGCCAAATCTATCGCTCGTAACACATACCAGAAACTCTTTTTCTTCTTAGGTTTCTCCTCTTCCAAGGGAATATCCCACGCCATGAACGCGGCAAGTTGAGCATCCTCTTTAGTAGCTTCAGGAAGAAACAGTGTCTGCACTCCTGCTGCTAATGAATGGCCGAAAGCGAAGTCTACATTATCCTCCTCTTCTTCACCTTCCCCACTCATAGCTGCCAACGTATCCAGCTGGAGTTTCTTAGGACAGCGATGAAGTACCAGGTTACTACTGTAACTCCGTTGCTTCAGCAACCAGACCTGTTTCTCTTTAACAGTTTCCAGTACCGGCAGAGTTACTGCTACCGCCTGAGAGATCTGAGTCTGGGAAATAACTGGGGACAACAATAGCTTTGCAGAATCCTCTGGAGTTAACCGCTGTGAAGGTGGATTCTTTCCACTCAACGCTGCTAAAGCTGCCTGTGCTGCGGGAGATAACGAAACTGTATTGTTCATTGGATAGTCCAAGGAGAAGATAATCAATCTGTTCACACCAGCTCTTATATTGCTGAGGCCAGAGACTAGCGGAAGATGTTGTCTTGATAGGGAATCGCGGGAGAGCTGCCAGTCTGCTAATTGACAGCGTATGACTTACCGCCGAGACCTTCAGTAACTCTGCGAGTTGGATCAATCGCAGGAACGGAGAGTCTGTGGTTTGTAAATCGTATGTCCAGTCCATAACCTTCAGGACAATGTGACATTGGATCAGTTCAGTATGATTCATCGGGAGCTAGAAATCTTCCGTCCCAATGACTTTGTTCTTTGGCAGAATCTTGTTTTTCTCTTTCTTCGCTGCTGCCTCAGGAATCTCGATCTGGCGATACATTGCCATTGCGCCGAAGAGAACTGAAAGTTCAGTAGCAGGATCAAGCAGAGCCAGTTTCTCAGGGTCCTTGTGCAAGATGTTCCGGATAATATCCAGCTCATTCACATAGCCCGGACTGCGAGCTTCCATCAGACCAGAAAGGGTTGCCAGCCGAAGCTGGAGAGATTCAACATCAATCATACTTTCCTTCCTTTCAGAATCCCTTTGCCAGCGGAGTGTTCCCGGCCCATCTGGATCTTGGCATCCTGATAGTTCCTACGCCAAGACTTGATAGGATGGGCAGTCATCTTCCGCTCCTCGATCTTAACAACTTCTCCCTTCTCATCCAGAGTCCGAATCCGCTTGACGGTTTCAGATACCACTGGCGCAACCGTACCTTTCACAATCTTCCTCAATACTTTCGCTTTCTTCCTGTTCATATCCAATCTCCTCGAAATACTACACTGAAATGTATAATGTCGGGATTGTCCTTATCCCTCATTACCTTGGCCCTATACTTTTTCTTTACTTCTTCCGAAGAAAGATCACGTTCTTTCCAAAATGCTTTGCGGATACGCGCAAAAACTGCATCAGATAATCCGTCAATCTTAACCTTAACTGGGGCAAAGTTATTATTATCGGCTCTTGCAACTGCGGTTTCCCAGATAGGTTGATAGGCTCGTTTCTTTCCACTGGCTGTTGATACTGTGGGGCTTGGCGCGACTGGGCCTGTATCCGTTCCCGTCTTTTCTTTTTCAGCATCAGAACTTTTTGACGAAACATTGTTATTAATCATCCCTGTTCACTACCTGATGGATTGGCTGGAAGTATCTTAAACTTCACTCTTCTATCTGCATCGGAGAATAGAGACAATGAAACTCGGCAAGGAGATTCCTTGGTAGTCTTAAACTGCAAACTACGAATCTCGTACACCGGGTCCATCATTATCATAATCTCCTCGAACCTTTTCTTAGCCTGATAGATGGCAACTCGAAATCTGTTCCTTTCCTCCATACTATCAAACTCCACATCGACAGTTTCCCCCTCAACAAGTTTGAGAATAATATCATCATACCGGTTAGACACAAAGGTGGTATCTCCAGGTTGTTAGTAATTTCATGAGCTGGAAACAAAAAAAGGGCACCCTTTCGAGCGCCCCT